TCACCGCGCGGGCGCCGGTGCTTTTGACGAAATCGGTTTCGGCCAGCTTATAAGGTCTGATGACCGGGACGGGGGCCAGCGCCGCGAATGCAGCGAGACCGGCGATCAGGTCATGCAGGACATGCTCGAGCGAAGCCGCGATCGGCATTTAGTAAATTCCCGGAGCTCCCGCGCCGGCCTTTCTTGAAAGCTTATTCACCTCGCGAGCGACTCCCTGGCGAATCTTCTCACGCATGGCATTTATCACGGCCCCCCGCGCCTGTTGCGAAGCCGTCCGAATAAAAGGGTTCGCCGGCATCTTTCCGGTTGATTTATTCTGCGCTCCGGCGAACTTTCCGCCGACCTTTTTTCGGGTCCGCATCTTCGTGCCCAGGCCGACGAGGTGCCCGTGCCTGGCCGTCGTAATGCCGGCCGTCGCCTTGAAATTCGAACCGCGATTGACCAAGGTTCCGACGCGCTTTTTACCGACGCCGATTCCGGCCTTCCCGGTAAATCCTCGCGACGACGCGCCCTTGATATTTCGCGAACCAATGTCGGCCTTCAGGTTTCCTGTTTTTCCGACAGGCGCTTTAGCTCGCTGGGCGGCGGCCAGAACTTTGACGCCGGCCGAAAGAGCCCCCTTGGAAATCCTTGTCGCCGCGGGCCCTGCCAGCTCGCGGAGATTGGCATCGAGTTCTTCATTTCCGGTAACAAATAGAAGCGGTCTACGCATGTCGTCACGGCGGCGGATTCAGACAATGCAGGACGAATTCGACGCGGCGGGTATCGACGTCGTAGATCGCTTCAATGTTCAGAAACAGTCCGCCGAAGTTGATTCGATGCATCGAAGCCCGTAGCGTCCGCGTGTCGCTGTCGTTCCGCAGATAAACGAGGTAATCGATCTCGGATCGGATCTGCTTAAACTGCCAGCTTTCGCGGCCGGTCCGCGGGACGATCTTGGCCCAGCGGTAAACGAACGTGTTCCAGTTGGCTTTCTTCTGGCCGCTGGCGTCGGCCGTTCCATTGTTGATTTCAATCGCGACGCGGTTGTTGTATTCCCCCGCGCCGTGGCCGATGTAAGGTTTTGCGTCCATTTGTCACAGCGGACTTCCCGACCAGCGGAGCGAATTGACGCAGGCCTGATAGCCCTGGGCGATTTCGTCGCCGACGATGCCGACGCTTTCCCGATGCCAGTACCAATGGCTCGCCAGCATCTTGATCGCATTTCTGGCACGCGATGGAACCGTACTTACCGTCGTTCCATATCCGGCCGTGAAGGTGATCTGCAGGGCGTTGTTCTGCCAGCGGCTGATCGGCCATGCAATGCCATAAGCCGGGTAAATCCGCCCCGGCTCGCTGATCACGTCGGTAATGTAGGCGCTTCCATCCGAGGCCAGCGTCTGCAAAGCTCCCGTGGTATCGATGTATGAAAAGACGTCGACCGAGACGACCGGGCAGCGGCGGACGAGAATTCCGCCGCCGTAGAAAACGCCAGTCGCCTGGCTGGTGCGTTCGATGGACTGCCGATCGAGTTGTCCCCAATAGGGGAACTGATCGGCGACGAGTTTGAATTGTCTTTGTATGAGCGCCCGCCGGCAGTCATGCTCGACGAGCTCCCGGGCCGCCTTCCCCAGGTCGGCCAGCAGCAGCTCTTCGTCGGGCCCGTCGATGCGGCATTGCAGCTTGAGCTCGTCGACGGTCACCGGTTCGACGTAACTCTGGCCGGCGATCTCTTTGATCGACCAGGGGATTTCGTGGAAAAGCATTTCGGCCCGGTCGTTTTTGACGCAGGGATTTCGGAAATCCGTTAGCCGTAGTTGCCCACGACGAGCGCCGGCGCGGCGATATGCCTCCCGTTGGGGAGCATGATGCAGACGACGAATAGCGTTTTCGCGGTGTCATTGATCTGCAGTGTGTAACTTCCGGTCGCATTAGTGAGGACGCGGATCGCCTTTTTCGCGGTCATTGCAACGAGGTCGGTTCCGGTGGCGCCCGCGGCGACAGTTCCGCTGGCTGACGTGGCCGTAAGGGCACCCCCGGCAGCGGCATCAGAGAGGTAGACATCGAGAACGGCCGGCCCGATATTTCCCGCGCCGTCCGCCAGTTGGATCGTGACGTTGCACTGGTTCGCCGAACCGGCAGCCGGGGTGATCGTGGCCTTCGTCGGCGTGTGCACGCCGTCGAACTGCAACGAGCCGCCCGCCGCATTGTCGATATTCAGGACGCCGCCGACTTCCCAGTCTGCTCCCCCTTGGAGCTTCTGGTTCAGAATGTCGACATTCGGGTCGATGGCCATTGTTCGCTCTCGGTTTTCAGTTGACAGTTGCGGGCATCAGGGCCCGAAGCCGGCGGACTAGGCCGCGGGAGCGAACTTGCTCGCCAGGACCGTCGCGCCTTGAGTGACCGGCAGGGCATTGGACGAGCGATACAGAATCGCGATCATGGTGTTGATCACGGCGTTCTGCGTCGCGCGTGCGAAGACAACGGTCACATAGCGTTTGCTGGGCTTCGTCGCGTCAACCGCGATGACCGTGTTCGAGCTGGTCGCCCCGGTGAACCCGGCATGAATCACGTTGCCGGCAGGGTCTTTCATGTCGGCCGCGTCGGAACCGTTGGAGGCGGCCCCCTGCTGCAGCTTCAGATCCATGACCGAGCCGTCGGTCACGGTCCCGAGGTCGCAAATGACCTGGATCGCGTCATACCCCAGCATGTCGATCGAAGTCGGGGTAATCGTCGAGGTTCCGGCGACGTGGCCGTTATCGATTTTGCGGACCTCCGCAATTTCGAGCAGGTTACAGGTTCCCAGCATTTTTTTCCCCGCGATTCAAAATGTGTCGTGATTATCGGAAGCCGCCGCGAAGCCGAAAACGTTGTCAGGCTTAGGCCTGTTTGAGACTCTTGACGGGGTGCGTTCCCGCGTCGATCAGGTTGCCGTCGAATTCCTCGAACGCCAGGAAGGCGTCCTGGTCGTTGTCCCGGTAACGCTCGACGAGCCGATACATGCGGGTCCCGCCGACGCGGCGAATCTTGTATTTCGAGAGATCGCCGAAGAGCAGCGTCTGCGTGCCGGTCGCGACGGTCGCCTGCATCGACTGATTGCGTGTCAGCGGGCGATTGTTCAGCCGGTCGGGCTCGCCGCTGTTGGCGCTTTGCTGCCAGAGGTAACGGCCTTCGCCGTCTTTCAGTTTGCGGAGGGCCTGGATGATCCCGTCGTGGCACATATAGCCGACGCCGGGGTTCCCGCGGTAAGCGGGGTCGACGCTGTGCTCGAGGTCGATCACCTCGTCCCACTTGATCGCCGTCGCGCTGGCGGCCGTCTTGCCTACGGTACAGGCCTGAACGATTCCGGTGCACTGGCTATTGCCGGTGCCGGTTGTCCATTGGTCATTGGCGATACGGCCGATGCGAATTCCCAGGGCTTCGCCGAGCCAATCGACGAGGCCGACCGCGTTGTCGCGGATCAGCTCGAAGGGGACGAGGATTTCGTCGCTCGTCGCCTTATAGGCGTAAAACATGACGGCGCCGAATTTCGGATAGGCGATATTCGCCCCCGTGTTATCGGTGGCCGCATTCTGATTGAGCATCCGTCCCTTGTTCGACGTGTCATTCGCGGTCGGCCAGGGGAGCGGGTTGGCGCCGGGCGTGGTCATCACGTCGGCGACCTGCAGCATATAACCGTAGGCCAGCAGGGCCGTTTCGAACTGCGCGGAAAAACCTTCGGGAACCAGGAAGCCGCCGCCGGAACCGGTCTGCGAGGTCAGCGGGTTGATGTTGACGTAATTCCCCTGGGCGCCGTCCCAGGCCATCCGCTGGCGGAGCTGCTGGCGGATCCGGCGGTAGTTCTGAATCGACTGCAGCGGGCCGTCGGGCGTGTTCGTCTGCCCCAGTGAAGGCGGGGCGATATTCAGCATTTTGCTGTTGCGCCCGATGCCGGTCTGCTTCTGGGCGCGGGCGTGCCGTTCGGTGAACTGCTCGCGGACATCGTCGTCGGAGCTATTGCGCATGAACCATCCCTGCACGGCCAGGGCTTTCGCCTCGTTATGCGGGATGATTCCGGTCGCATCTTCGGCGGGAAGATCTTCGACCGCGCTCCCCGGCTTCTTATTGCGGAGGCCGGTCGGGTCGTTGGCGATCTCGTTGGCGATCAGGTGTTCGCGCTTTTCCTGCAGGTCGGCCCGTTCGATCTGGGTCCCGAGGTTCCTCACATCGGCGTCGAGCCGATTCCACTGGGCCGTTTCTTCGGCGTTGAAGTCCCGCCCTTCTTTCTCGACCTTGTCGAGCAGCTCGCGGGAGTTCTTGACGACGTTGGCGCGTTTGGCGCGCAATTCTTGTGCGTTCATAGCGGCTCTTGGGCGCGGGGGGTTCTTAAAAGAAAAGTCCGGCGGAACTGCGGGCACAAAACGGGGTCTGACGTTTTTCTCACTCGTGCGCGGTTCGAACGCCGGACTTGGCGGGCGTCGTGGCCTGCAACTGGTCATCCCACACGGGCCGCTGCCGCAACTTGGTTTGGCTTTGGCGGCGCAGGATCACTCTCTAAGGCGACATTGCGTGGTGTCACCGGAAGGGTGCAAGGGGAATTGAGTGCAGAATGAAGAGTGAAGAATGAAGAATGACTGACGCTGGCGAAGACTTTTTCACTCTTCGCTCTTCATTCTGCGCTTCCCGCAATGACCACCGGTCATTGAGCGGGGATCGTTAGCGCGCTGACACCACGGGCGCCGCCTCGATCGCGTCCTGCACTTCCTCATCGACCAGGTCGAACAGATTCAGCCCCGTCAGGTCTTCGACCCAGCGGACGGGGACCTGATATTTCTCCCAGGGGCCATCGATCTCTTGCGTGTTCGGCATGATCACGGCCAGGGCCGGCGTCTTGGCGGTGACCCGCGCCAGATCATCGCCGTCGCGATCGTCCAGAATCAGGCAGGCGCCCCAGCACCAGCCGGGGACATCGAAACCGGGCGACAGCGGTTTTTTGCCGGTCCAGTCGGGGACATCGCGCCCCAGCGATCGGCGGAATCCTTTCTCCCCCAGACCGCCCCAGCCGGCCGGCCCGGCGATAATGAATAATTCCTTGCCGCCGGCGGCCAGCTCGCGGCGGTGGGCCTCGTGCCGGTTCCAGGGCCCGCGGTTGAGCTTCGGGGCCTGCGGCATGCAATTCGTCAGCAGGAACGTCCCGCGCATGCCTTTCGCTCGCCGCGAGCGATCAGCCGCCGGCATAACATGCCCCTTATCGAAGCCGCTGTTCCGGTAAAGCTGCACGGGCGTTTTCGGAAACTCTTCCGGCAGCATGACGTCGCGAACGAAATCGAGATCGGCACGGTCGGCGTTGCCGATGTCGTCGGCTGCCAGCCGCCAGGAAACCCAATTCGAAATGCCGATCGTCGCGTTGAACGACATCGCGCATTCATCATGCAGGACGAGGTAATTTTCCCGCAGCGCCTTGTTTGCGACGGCGCGGGACGGGTTGCCCATCGTCAGATGGATGCTAATCGAGTCCTGGGCCTGCGAAACCGCGAAGAGAGCGAACCAGGCGATAGCCGCCAGAAAGATTTCTCGCATTCACTCCCCCGATTTTTCGAGCAGTTCGAGGCGGCGGCGGCGGATGTTGTTCCGCCAGGCCTTCAGTTGCTTGACGTTCAATCGTTCGCGAACTGCTGCCGGCACATTGCGATAGAGGGCGAGCATCCGGTTCATGGCCGGCTCTTCCTCGGGATCGGCCGTCTCCGGCGAGTCGTCTTCGCCCGACCCGGCATTGGCGACGACTTCTGTCGCCAGGCCAGCCTCTTTGGCCTGCTCGGCGCTGAACCAGGTCTCCGCGTCCATCAGCTTATTAAACTCGTCGGCGCTTTTTCCGGCGCGGGCTGCATAGACACCGGCGATCTGATTTTGCAGAAGGTCGAGGACATCGGCCTCTTTGCGGAAGTCCGAGGCGTAACCATAATTACAGCTCTGCGGACGGTGAATCATCACGACGGAGTTTTCGTGCATCCGCCGCTCGTCGCCCCCCATCATCACGGTCGAGGCGGCCGAGACGGCGAACCCGTCGACGTCGACGATCACCTTGCGCCCGCTGGTCTTGAGAGCGTTATACATTGCGAATCCATCGGCGACCGACCCGCCGAATGAGTTAATGCGGATCCCGACCTCGGGACCTGGGGGAAGTGATCCGAAAGC